TTAGCATCATTAAAACTTGTAGCACCTAAAGTATTTGCAGCAGCAGTAGAAGTAATACCAGCACTAGCAGTAATTAGTTGAGAAGCATTTACAGTAAAAGCAGTAGACCCACCAGTAGCAACAGTGATTACATCTGACCCACTAAAGGTAATACTTGTATTAGTATCTGCATCACCAGAAATACTATCCAACTGTATGTCACCAGCATTAGTAAAGTTAGCATCACTAAGATCAAACGTACCTGTAACATCTAAGTTACCACCTACAGATAAATTACCTGATATATCAACAAGACCATTAATATCTACAGTAGTAGCAGCAATTTGTATTTCTGTGTCTGCAACAATATCAAGCTGACCATCAGCACTAGAATTAATATAAAGACCTGTATCACGAAACTGTAGTTTCTCTGTAGTAGCCATAAGTATGTCATCAGAAAACTCAAAGTAGTCTTCGTCTTCCATCCACTTTAAAACACCGTCATTACTTTCACCATCAAAGGTTACTGTAATATCTGTACCTGAAGTAGCATTACCAATTGTAATTGATGTACCTAATAACTTAGTTACAGGCCCACCTTCAGCCGCTGTACCATCGTGTGTGTGTCCTGTACTTGCAGCAAAGGCAGCTAGTATTTGATCAAATTCATCATTAGTGTGGTCAGCAGTAATGGTATCGCCATCTGCATAAGTTGACTGTCTTGTGTATGTAGCACCCATTTAACGTCTAGCTCCTAATTGATACTCTAGTTGAAACCCTTTTAAGGAGTACGGGTTACTTTCTCCATCATCTTCTACTCTTAATATAACAGAGAACCCTGATCCCTCAACAGATTTTCTGTCTAAAGGGTCTTGTCCTCCACCGTAAGTAAATTGTGTAGCACTAGAAGTTGTACTATATACTGCTACATTATAAGCGGCAGCTAAACCTGTAGTGCTAAATGGGTATGCTGCAGGTCTAGCAGAACCTCTATCTTCATTATCATACCTTAAAATTAAATCAACGTCAACAGCCCCTTCTGGCCTGTAGTTAATAATAACTTTTTGCATGTGTTTCCGAATACCAGAATCACCAAAAACCATGTCTGGACCTCTATACTTACCCTTTATAGTTGTCCCATCAAATGTACTTCCAACCTCTTGTCGTTGTACAAAGCCATCGACATCGCCATGTAAAACAATAACATCACCTGTTTCTACAAAGGTATCAGTACAAGTAGTTTTAAAACCTTTTAATTCTGAAAACTCAAAACCATCTTTTTTTAAAACACAGGTAGCCCCTCTGGAAAGTTTTGCTGCCTGACCCGACTTATTAAAAAATATTCTATACTGAGACTTATCTGGTATAACTACACTATCAAAATCTACAGAATCTTTAATGTTCTTGTCAAAAATAGACTGAATGTTTTTACTAATTGTTCCTAGTTCTGTATCACCAATACGTTCAGTAGCAGCAATAGTACGTAAACCATCTGGCCCAAGGAAGATTAAGTCACCTGCAAATTCCTGCACAGTAAAGCTATTAATACATCCAATGTTTCTAGTTACTGGCTCTACTACAAAATTTGCACTTGAGGAACCTGTAAGCTTAAATATTCTATTTTCACAAAATATAAATAAACTATTACGAAAAACTTTTAATGCAACAACTGTATCATCTACTTGTACACTACCTGCACCTGAACCACTATTAAAACCATCTTCATTAAGAGGCTCACTAAAAACTACTTCTTGTGGTGTTGTTGATTTACCTGCATAGAACATATGATTTCTATAAGCAACTACTGTTGTGGCTCCTGCTACGCTACTGTCAGTAACATCTGTAGCAGACAGAGAAGTGTTAAAAACTACTGGTGCGTTAACTCTGTCTACAAAAATAATCTTTTCGTTGCCATCAAAGTTAAATCTTTCAAACTGATACTTACTAGCATTAGTTCTGTCAGTATCTATTTCAGTCCAATCTTGTGATACAGAAGCATCCGTATTATGTAAAGCAGCAGTAGTGCTTGATGTAGCTCTAGTTACACCTGTAAAAGAATTTGAAGTAACTCCTGTATAAGTAAACTGTTCTGAATCAATTTGAATTGTACCACTAGTAGCAAAGGCTGTAGTTGAATCTACTGTTAAAGAACCAGAGCCAGACATAGTTGTACTAGCATTAACACGAATAGCTAACTGCGTAGATACAGACGAGAATATTTTCTCACCCCTTGCTGCCAGTACTTTATTATCAAATGAAGCAACCATTAGAGGTTCTTCAGAAGTTGTACTTGTAAAAGGAACTACCTGATTAACATGCTTAGTATAACCATTTATCCTTCTGTATCCACCTTGAATGTCAGGCTCAAAGTTTTCTAACTCAATTGCTTGACCGGGGTCCATTAAGAAACTAGAACGGTTAAGAACTAATCCACCTTGAAGGTTGAATGCAGCAGGTTGGAGTTGAGCATTATCAGGCATTAAGAAGTAATCACAGACATAGAGTTACTGTGAGAGAAAGACCTTACTATGTGTGTAGACCTAACGTACTCATACTTATTAATAAGTAAGCTCTGCATATTTTTAATACCCTGTTCAAATCTTTCAAAATTTAATTGGTACTGTGATAGTTCTCCACGATACTGATACACAAAAGCTGTAGCTCCATCTACAATTACAGGAGCAAATCTATCTGGTATAGATGTAGTATCTCCATGAGCATCTAAGTCTGCTGGAAATGTAAAGTAATCAAAAGCTAAAGTGTATTGTTTGTCAGGAAAAGGATACAAAAGATAATTATTATCTGGAGTACGAACTATCTGTTGTGGAACTCCACCGTTTTCAAATTGTGTAACAACAACTCCACTAGCATGTGTTGCAGCAGTAGTGCTGTTAGCACCACGTGTACATCCTGTAATATCATTACCTGATATTGCAGTGTATGTAACTTGCTCACTACCAATATGTACAAGACCTGAAGCATCTAGTCCTGTGGTAGAAGCAAGTGTTAATGTAGTTACAGAATCTGAATGAGAACCATTTAATGTTGTAGATATAATTTCATCTTCTTGTGTAGCAAATTCTTTTTGTATATATTCATTGTAGTTTAATGTTGATAAATTATTACCAGAGGCATTTAAAGTAGCGTCTTTTTTTATTCTAGCTGTACTGTAATCAACCGACTTGGTACTTGTAGGTAAATCATATCGTGTTACACCAGCAGTAAGTGTAGAAGAATTAGTAGCATGGTTAAAAGAATAACCAAACTCTCTTTGATTTATGTACCTTATAGATTCATTAACAGCATTTTTACACTGAACCTGAACACCCCTAGCACCAGTAAAGTCTGTAGAAGTAAGTGCTACTTCGTTCATTCGTGTTATAACATCGTTAGCTAATGATAAAAAAGTAAGTGCCATTATGTTCCCTTTGGATGAGCTAAAGGGGCCAGTGTATACCAGCCCCTAAAGTTAGTTTAGATTAAGTCACGCTGTGCAACTGCAGCTTCTGTCATTGCGGCAGAAACGTCTACAACTACTGCGTATACCCGAAGGCGTCCAGTAGCAGGTGCAGCACCAGCAACAACTACATCAATAGTATCTGCAGCACCAACAAGAGCTAGTGATTCTGCAGCATATGTAGAAGCAGCACCAGTGTTTACAATATTAGCTTCACCATTACTACCTTTTACAAGGTATGTACCAGCAGCAGCGTCAAGAGCAGCACCGTCAATAATGTCATCTCCACCAGCAAAGTCAATATTACAAGTACAACTTGCAGTAAAAGACTTCATGATCTCCGCACCAGCAGCAATCACAATTGATTCGGCAGGGATTTCAAGTAGTTGAAAGATGTCACCATTTGCACCAGAGTAACCAGCAGTAACCATTGCATCAATATCTAGTATTGCTTCAACGGTACGTACTGCATTACCGATAACTGTTGGAACAGCAAGAACGTTTGCTCCAACACCAGCGGTATCGACGGAAGTCATGTCATAAGTAGCCATTTAAGTATCCCCCCTTACGCTGCGTTATAACGAGCAGTTACGATAGCTTCTGGACGAAGTATCTTCCTGCCGTAAAGATGCATACCACGAACAATGTCAGCAAAGCTGTCTTGGTCACGATATGTTTCTGTCTTATTGATCTGCTCTGCAGTAGCAACAGCAGAATCATGTCCAGCAACAATAACTCCCAGATTGGTTAATTGGTTAGCTGTGCCTGATGTTCCGGGTCCAGTGCCAAGGGCAGGTAGATTGGAAGATGTATAGACACGGAAACCGTGGAAGTTGTTTATGGCTAGACCATTACGGAGTCCACCTGATTCACCGAAGTCAGCGTTCATAAAACGTGAATCTTCGTCAGCAAGGATTTCCATAAACACTGGATCAACGACAAGCCAGCGACCTTGTGAGTCAACCTGCTGTTGGTCAAGCAAACGCTTCATGCGTGAAATAATCATCGCAGGTGAAACAGTTGCTGTTGGCAGTGATGTAGCTCCGGGCATACGAGCAGTTACAGGAATCGAATGAGTACCTGCAGATGTTGTTGTAATGTTTCCGAAGTCACCTTTATGAAGCTGCATTGAAGAAAGCAGTTCATTAGAACCTGCAGTAGTCACAGCTTTAGTACCATTAACAGTTGTGTTAAGAGCACTAGCCTGACCATGCAAAGCACTTTGCTTGTAACCAGACATGTAGCCAAGAACTTCTTGGTCATACTGATCAGACAAACGATATGCAGCACGATTGGATGCAAGGTCCATAAAATTGATGTGGCTATGTGCCTCTTCAATATCGTCCATCTTGAAAGCATAGTAATTGGCTTTGTCAATGACTAATGAAAAGTCTTCATCTTGCAAGTCTTGTGCTGTGACATTAGTGCCACGTGCATACTCAGATACTGAAATTTCAGGTTCTTTAATGATCTTGACGGTATCGCCCTGACCAGAAATCTCTCCAAAATAATCAGAGTTAGTAATATCTCCTACTACAGTACTCTTGCGAAAAGCAAGTTGTACCTGTTTGGAGTAGATTACAGGACTAAAATTACCATTTGGTAAATTCCCATAACCTGTTGCGGTTGTAAAAGCCATAATAGTTCCTCCTATAAAGTT